CGATGGGCATCGGTCTCGACGACGACGCCGATGCGATTGTGAAGCTGACCCAGGCCGTCCACCGCCGCGTGACGATCCGCAACGCCAGCGTCATCGTGCCGACGGCGGGCTACGCCCTCATCCAGTCTCGAGCCATGGGACTCCGCGAGCTGACGCTCGACGGCGTGATGGAGCTCGCGCCCGGGTCGAACGGCTCGGCCCTCCTCTATAACAACACCAGCGCCCGCACGGTGATGAGCCTCTTTGACGCGAGCCGCGCGACGTGGCGAGCGCGGCCCAGTGGTTCGACCGGCCACAGCCTCTTCACGTTCGAGCCCAGCGCCCGCGTGCTCAAGGTCGGATCATTCGATGTCGTTTCGGCGCAGACCGGCAACTCGTGCACGCTCATCAACATCGTGGGCGACGACGGCATCGTCTCTCGCATCGACGACTTCTCCGCGGGCGACCTTCACTTCTCGGCCATCGCTTCGGGCTCGCTTCTCCGCGGCATCGTGCTCTACAACGGCGACGGTGCTCAGATCCGCCGCGGCATCATCAACTCAATCCACATGAGCGAGGGCGCGTCCGCGATCAACGGAGCACTCAACACCGGCGCCACAGCGAATCTTCGCAGCCGCATCCACGTCAACGACCTTCGCGTGCTCGGGGCCATCGGCGAGTCGGTGGTCAGAACGCTGGCCGACGTCACCTACGACCGTCTGGTTCGTGACACCGCATCGGGCAACCTTGTCGCCGCGTTCAGCGCGGACACCAACGCGGCCCCCACCATCGGGCCAGCCAACACGCTCACTTTCACGCTCTTTGAGTCTGACTTCACGGTCGCCAATACCACCGAGACACTCACGCTCTCCTCGATCACCCGCTTCGCCGGCATGCACATCCCCAAGGGCGCGAGCGTCGTCAACGTCCGCGTCGAGGTCTTGCAGGCTTTCGACGACGGAGCCGGCGCGATGAGTGCCAGCCAGATCGACGTTGGCGTCACGGCAACGCCCGACCAGTACGTCTCCAACTTCACCACCTTCGCCACAGGAGGGACGCTGGCAACACCAAGTGCTGCCAACGCATTCACCGCAGAGGCGACGTGGCCGGCGTTCGCGGTTCGGCTTGAGACCACCAGCGCGAACGTCGTCGCGGCCACCACTGGCGCGGTTCGCGTCACAGTCACCTTCGAGTGAGGAGAAGTCATGCCAGAAGACGAACGCCAAACCATCACTCGCGCCGTCGTGGCGTCGGTGCTTGCTGGCCTTATCTCGGCCATGCTCATGAACGCGGTGGGCTTCTACGTCCAGATGCACCTCAACAACCAACGCATCGAGACACTGGAAGCGAGCATCGTCGCCATGAAGGACATGGTTGAACGCAACAAGGCCGAAACGGACGCCAACCGCGACCGCTTCAACGACCGCCTCTCCGACATCCAGCGTGACGTTTCTTTCATTCGCGGCACGCTCGAGCAGCCAAAGGCTCTCCGATGAAGCTCATCGATTGCACGGTCTACTCGGACAAGCCCAAGAGCGGCATCCCCGGCACGCTGCCGGGCGTCTATGAGGGCCGTGCGTGGCGAGCCCAGCCCGAGGACCATCTCTCTCTCAACCAAGAGAAGCTCATGCGGTGGGTGGACAGCCTCCACACGCAGGCTCGCGTCCTCATGGACGTGGAGCCCATCTTCAACACCAGCGAGCGGCTCAACTCAAAGAACCCAACCGCCGCCTTCCGTCACATCGAGCAGATGCTCAGGATCATCCGCAAGACACGCCCAGACGTGGGTGTGTGGGTCTACACGGGCGGGCGGTTCTGGGGCTACGTCGACAACCGCGAATGGAACCAGCACCCGCAAATGCTCCTTCGCTACGTGCTTGTGGGCACGCTCCGAACGATGGACCTCTGCATGGGCCTCGCGCACGAGGCCTACCCGCCGCGGTGGACCAAGGCAGGGCGAACGGTGCACGAGTCGGTCTACGACGAGGACCGCACCGTCGAGACGATGGGCGTCTTCTTTGCCCGCCTCAACAGCGAGCTCGAGCCATGGATGAACGGGTGCCCGGTCATGCCCGTGCTCGGCACGCTCTTCCAGTCGGGCCAAGCCCATCACCCCATGCCGGCCAGCACCTTCCGCCGCGTGCGTGAGCAGTGTGCCAACCACTTCAAGGCCGCGATGGTCTGGGGCGGCGTGGAACTGGACGCACAAGGACGGCAGAAGAGGCTCATTCCATATCCCGAACATGCAGCCTTCTTTGAGGAGATGAAGAATGACCAAGCTTGATGCGGTCAACTACCTCCTCATGCGAAATGGCGAGGGGCCAGTCGCCGAGCTCGACACCAGCGGACCCGGCGCCGCCGGCCGCGCGGAGCGTGCCATCGACCTCGCCGAGTGGGAGGTTCAGTCCGAGGGGTGGCGATACAACACCCGCGAGGACGTTGAACTCACGCCCGACGTCAACGGCAAGATCGCCATCCCATTCGGCGTCTTTCACATCGACGCGACAGGCGAGAACGGCGACGAGAACGTCATCCAGCAGGGCGACTACCTCTACGACCAGGCCAACAACACCGACGTCTTCACCGCCCCACTCATCGTGAGCTACACACTCCGCGCGGATTGGTGCCACATCCCGCCGACGATCCGCAGGCTCATCGCCGCGGTGGCCAGCGAGCGATACAACGAGCAGCACGGCAAGGTGCCCGAGAAGTACCGCCGCCAGATCGACCTTGCACAGAACACCATCCGCGTGCGACTCAGCGCCGAACGCGACGAGTCCGACACCGGCGACGTGAACATCCTGACCTCGCTCGGCGCGACCCGGCTCAAGGGCCGCGTGCGCGGCAGCACCCGCGACGAGAACTACGCCTAGGAGCCTGACCCATGCCAGCACTCGCAATGACCGAACTCCAAGCCGTCAACACGGTTCTCGCGTCGATTGGCCACGAGCGAATCACCACCGTCGCAGCAGAGACCGACCCCAGCGACGCCGGTAGCGCGCTCTACCAGCTCAACCGCTCGCGCGAGCTTGTGCTCAGCCAAGGGTGGCGCGACAACACCGATATCTGTCGCCCCCTCACGCCCGCGGGCTCGCCCCTCAAAGTGACGCTCGACAGCGACGTGCTCGCCGTCCGCTCCAGCGGGCCCGACCACTACCGCAACTTCGCCATCCGCAACGGGTTCCTCTGGGACCTTGACCGCCACAGCGATGAGTACCCGGCGGCGACCGCCATCTACGTCGACATCGTTCGCATGCAGACGTGGGACTTCCTCGCCCCTCGCCTCAAGCACCTTGTGGTCGAGCACGCCAAGCTGGTTCACCAGCGTCGCAAGCGCGGCGACTCCTCCACCGACCAGCAGCTCCTTCAGGAGATGATCCAGACGTCGGTGACGGCAGACCTTCGCGGGCCTCGCATGGACGGCGTCCCCATCAACCGATTCCCCATGATGCAGAACGTCCCGGCGCCGCAGGGCGACCAGCGAGGGGGCCAGTAAGTGGCGATCAAGAAGGCACGCCTTCTGGTTCCGAGCCTCCACAACGGCATCAGCGAACAGCCGCCGTCGGTTCGGCTCCCCAATCAGGTCGAGACGTGCCAGAACGTCATCTTCTCCGTGCGCGACGGGGCCAGCAAGCGGCCCGGCACATGGATCGAGCGCAAGTTCGATTCGACGGGCATGACGAATCAAGGGTGCAAGCTTCACACCATCGACCGCGACCCCACCGAGCAGTATCACGTTCTCGTGGGCACGGGCGGCGTCATCAAGGTCATGGAGTTTGGGTTCATGGACGCCGTCGTCACAATCTCGAGTGCGGCGTCGGCCTACCTCACGCTCAACAGCCCCACGCGCGATCAGTTCCGCATCCTCACCATCGGCGACACGACTTTCATCGTCAACACCACCGTCGCCGTCGCGACGATCACGACTCCTTCGTTCGTCGTCACGGCCTCGCACAAGACCTACGACACTTTGATCTCGCGCACTCCCGGCGAGAACACTTATCACCGGGCGGACGCGGATGGAACGCTCGGGAACAAGGGGCACTACCAGTATTCCGCAGGCAGCGGCATCACCTTCGCGACATGGGTGGGACCGACGCTCTCGGGCTCATCGACCGCGGACCCCACCGGCGTCTACGACGATGGCGGCAACAATCCGGGCGGTTTCAAGGTGGCTTTCCAACGCCTTGACATGAACATCACCGGCGGCACATGGACGCAAGCCACCAAGCGGCTCGTGAAGACGGGTGCGTTCACCTCCTACACCTTCCGCGCGGGCGATCAACTCTTCGTCACCAACGGCACGGGCGTCACCGCAGGGTGGCGGACCATCGCCAGCAAGATCAGCAACAACGAGATCGAGCTCGCGGCCACCACGGGCTTCACCGTCAACAACACCGACACGGACACCGACTCCATCGGCGGCGAGTTCGAGGCGACGGTTCAGCTCGACACGGTTGCCCTCTCGGATATGTTCGATGTGGCCTCGAGGTTCCAGCAGGCATTGCGCGACGCAGGCGCCGCCGAGGCGTGCGTAGCGTGGGTGGCGACTGGCGCCCAAGAGGGACGCTTCGAGATCACCAGCCCCTACCGAGGCAGCACCGCCACGGTCTTCCAGCCATCGGCACCCAGCAGCGGCTACGACTACACCCACGTGGGACGTGCCTTCGCGACGGGCACGATCACGGCGGGCACGGGCTCACCCACGACCGACACGCTCCCCGTCATCGAGCGATGGACTCGAGTGGCGGCTCCAAGTCAGCCCAACGGCAGGATTGATCCTGGGACCATGCCCGTCCTCCTTCGCCGCACAGCGGCCAGCATCGAGCCCAGCACCGCGGCGACCTTCTCGTGTGACGTGGGGACTTGGCAGGACCGATTCAGCGGCGACGATGGGCTCAACCCCGCACCTTCCATCTTCCAGAACGGCAGCAAGATCAACGACATCGCCTACTTCCGTTCGAGGCTCGGCCTCGCGGGCGGCGAGAATGTGGTGTGGTCGCAGGCCGACAACGTCTTTGGGTTCTACCTTGACGACGCGACCAACATCGTCGAATCTGACCCCATCGATCTCCAGCTTGCCAGCGACCAGTACACCGAGGTTGAGTTCATCATCCCCGTGCGGCGCAGCGTGCTCATCTTCACCAAGGCAGGCAGGCAGTTCGAGATGAAGCCCGGCGAGACCTTCGCGCCCGGCAAGGTCTCTGTCACCCCCGTCACCGCCTACAAGACGCTCCCGATCCGCCCCGTCACCATCGACCCCGCGGTCTACTTCTTGGTGCAGGATGAGGGTGCGGTCCAGCTCTACGAGTACATCTACGACGACGTCGCCCTCCTGTCGTCGGCAGATCGGGTCTCGGCCCACACGCCGCGGCTCATCGCCACACGCGACATCAGCAACACGCTCGTGGCCCGGCCCTTGTCGATGGTGGCGTGCCCACAGACGGGCATGGTCGTCGTCCTCCAAAGCATCTTCAACGCAAGCACGGTCTACCTAGGCGTTGACCTCTTCGTCTACCGCGCCTTCTACGACGGCCCCAACAAGGTGCAGTCGGCGTGGACGCAGCACGTCTTCTACTCGTTCGTCCCCGCCGGCAACGAGTACCTCATCTACGACATCAGCGTGCTCGGAGACCGACTCTACCTCCTCACGAGCCACGAGCTTGCGACGGTGCGGTATTGGTACATCGAGCGCATGGCCCTCAGTGCCGAGCAGGCGGGCGAGGACGAGGTCGCCACCGTCCGCTACTCATAGGAGCGACCATGGGCTCACTCTCCACGCGAGGCACGGAGGCCAGTTGTTCGGCCAACGGCCTCACGACGAGCGGCGGGCCTTCGATCCCATTCGCTCCCACCAACACCCGCGGCACCGAGGACCACTGTGCGGCGTCGCTGCGCACGCGGTGCACATCGTCGCCCTTCCCGGCATGGTGGGAGATCCGCGTCGGCCAGTTCTACGCGGGCGGCGAACCCCGCGGCGGCCTCCAGTTCCCCTACGCCGACGACTTCACCGTGCGCGGCGTCGGCACAGTTGGCCCACCACCACCGCCCCAGCCTCCTCAGCCGCCCGTGTATGGCGGCGGCGAGTCACCCACGATCCCGGGTGGCGGCGCACCTGTTCGGCCCAGCATCGTCTTCGGCGGCGGCGAGTCACCCACCAACCCCGGCGGATCAAACCCAACGCAGCCAACCGGCCCGTACAAGCCAAACCCCAACGGCCCGACCTATCTCCCCGGCGGCGGCGACACCTACGAGTTCGTCCGCTTCGGCGGTGGCGGCCCTGTCGCGCCCGAAGAGGTCAACCTCGACTTCTCAGACCCCGACAACTCCCACTGGCTCGGTGGGATCTAGGAGGCTCCATGTCTATCAGCGTCAAAGACGCATCCGCCGCAACGGTGGTGCTCGCCTCCACCACCATCACCGGCGAAGAGGCAACGCACCACATCACCTACGGCGTGGATGGTTCGACGCCACGCGCGATCAAGGTCAATGCGAGCAACGAGGTTGTGGTGGCGGGCACGTTCTTCCAAGCCACGCAGCCCGTGAGCATCGCCTCGACCGTGACCGTGACCGGCGCGGGCGGAACCTTCCCGGTGACAGACTCGGGCGGCAGCTTGACCATCGACGCGCCGGTAGGCACGCCCGCCTTCGTCCGGCTCAGTGACGGCACCAACGCCATCGCCACGCTCCCCGTGTCACTGGCAAGCGTTCCTAGCCATGACGTGACCAACGCGGGCACGTTCGTCGTGCAGGAGAACGGCGGGGCATTGACCGCCCTGCAACTGATCGACAACATCGTGCTGGCCGAGGACGCAGCCCATATTTCGGGTGACGCAGGCATCCAGTCCCTCGCAGTCCGCAACGACTCAGACACCAGCCTCGCGGGAACGACGGGCGACTACACGCCGCTCCAGGTCGATGCCAACGGCTACCTCAAGGTCAACATCAAGGCCGGTGCAGGCTCGGGCGGTACGGCCTCGACCGATGATGCCGCGTTCACGGCTGGCTCTGGCAGCGGCACGCCGATCATGGGCTTCGTCACGTCCGACCCCGTGGACTCGGGCGACGTTGGCGTGATCGGGATGCTCGCCAATCGTCAGGTCAAGGTGACGCTGTTTGACTCGGCGGGCTCTGAGGTTTCCGTGGGCAGCAGCCCTACCAGCACCGGCCCCAGCACCACCGACAATCTGCTGGTCATGCTGTTGCGCATTGTGAAGTTGCTGGAGAGCAACGCCATCGTTGATCAGCAGCAGCGGCAGCGTATCTCCGTGGATAGTTTCGTTGCCACCGTTCCGACTGTCTCCACCGTCACGGGTGTTACGACGTGCTCGACCGTCACCACCGTCAACACCGTCGCCGCACAGACCACGCTCGCGGGCATGGACCGTGAGATGCACATCAACGCCGCAAAGCAGACCTATTCCGACAGCATCCGTTCTCGACTGACATTCGCCTAAGAGGAGCAAGTCATGCCCGCACTGACCGCCAACACACTGAGCAAGCAGGTCGATTTGCCGACGTGGGAGTGGACACGCTTCGCCCCGGCAAACTCGTCGGCACTTTCTTCGACATGCTCAGCCGACAACGGCAACTTCGTCGAGTCCGAGCACGGCCGGTACCTCTACTACCTGATCTCGGCCACGAACTTCTCGCGGTACGACACATGGACCGACATGTTCCAGCAGTTGCAGTCGCCGCCGATTGCGCCTGTGGCGTTCTCGGCGATGAAGTTTGCCGGTGCCCTCGGGCCTGAAGGCAAGGTCATCTCGGCGACCTCGACGACCCTCCAGGTGCCCGCAATCACGCAAGCGAGCATGGTGGGCTACGACGTTGTGATCGTGAGCGGCACGGGTGCGGGGCAGCGGCGCACCATCACCGCCGCCGCCGAGCCGGTGATCCATGACAGCGGAATCGTCACAGCAGTCGCCAACGCACTTGGCGGCATCACGCTGACCGACACGCTCAAGGCATTCACGGTCAACCAGTACGAGGGCTATGCGGTGCGCGTGGCGAACACGCCCGCCGGCAGCGCGGGCCAGATCCGCCGCATCCTGTCCAACGCTGCCACGGTGCTCACCGTAGGCGACACCACGCAGATGAACAAGCCGTGGCACAACCCGGCTATCTTCTCGCCCGCAATCTCCGCAACGGCTGGCTCACAGACTGCCTACTCCATCGAGTCGCAAACTCTGACGGTGGACTCGGCATGGGCCACCACACCCGACGCAACCTCGGTCTTCCGCATCCAGAGCGGCATGGTGCTTTGCGGGAGCAGTGCCGCTTCCCCGTTCTATACGCTCCAAGGATACTGCATCCTCACGGATACGTGGTACGTCCTCCCGGCCTACACGAACCTCTACACCGCCACACTCACCGACTTCAGCATTGAACGCACGACGGAGAACGCTTCGATCTGGGAGCGTGGCCTTGCCACAGGCGGCAGCACTACGACGCTCATCAACGCTTCGCACGGCGTTGATGTCGCATCATGGACGACGAACCAGTGGGCGGGGTACTGGGTCTTTGTCTACTCGGGCACGGCCGCAGGCCAGATCCGCCAGGTCGCCAGCAACACGGGCAACACGCTCACGTGGTCAACGGCGGGCACGGCACCTGACGCGACCAGCCGCTATCTCATCCTTGGCTTCGACGCGGGCACGGCCACAGCTGGCGCATCGACGACTCTGACCGACAGCACGAAGGCATGGACGACCAACCGCTGGACCAACCACGTTGTGCGAATCCTGCACGGCACGGGTCGCGGCCAGACCCGCATCATCGCCAGCAACACGGCTACGGCCCTCACCGTGCAGCTCGCGTGGGACACGAATCCAGATTCCACGTCGGTCTTTGTGATTCAGGCCAACCCCGAAACGCTCTACTTCGTCTCGGGCGGCAACGCGGCCATCCTGACGCACAACATGGACAGCATGGTTGCCACGTTCGGGCGGCAGATTGACTGGGGCATCGCCCGTAACGCAGCGGCCACCGTTGGCGGGCATCAGCCCGTGGCCATTGCTTCACTGTCCAACGTCACGACCACGGCAACCGCCACCACCGCGCACCCGCATCAGTTCCGCGTTGGCGAGTTGGTCACGGTGC